GTCACGTAAGTATATACATATGGGTTCACACCTTACGGGACGTAAAATTTTGACCCATAATAATACACTTCAAAATCTCTGTCGCGGAGTTGGAGAACGTGTTTTATTCACTAATTCTAGACTTGATAAGCCTATTAAACCGGAAAGGTCTAGTATTTTTGAAGATAGATTGCATCATTATCGCGATCAACTTGTTTCATCTCTTGGATTCCAATCCCCTGTGGCTCGTGAAGAATTTCCGAGTTTCTACACTGGACATCGAAGAAAAGTATATGATGAAGCAGTTGCCGGATTGGCTTTATTGCCCTTTCGTCCCCGTGATGCAAATCTTAAGACTTTTGTCAAGTCTGAGAAGATTGTTGAAGGCCTCAAGTGTGATCCTGTGCCACGTGTTATACAACCACGTACGCCTAGATACAATGTTGAGGTTGGCAGATTTCTTAGACCCTTGGAAAAGAAAATGTATAAAGCAATTGATTTGTTGTTCGAATCCCCCACTATTATGAGCGAGTACAATGCATTTACACAAGCGGCTGTTTTGTTTGAAAAATGGAATAAATTTAAAATGCCTGCTTGTGTCGGTTTAGATGCATCTCGATTTGATCAACATGTGTCTGTACCAGCTCTTAAATTTGAACATTCGATTTATAATCGAATTTTCAAATCTAAAGAGTTAGCCAGATTACTAACTTTTCAGATCAAAAATGCAGGATATGCTGTTGCAAGTGATGGAGAATTTGAGTATCGAGTTCGTGGATCAAGAATGAGCGGAGATATGAATACGAGTTTGGGTAATAAATTACTTATGACTTTGATGTGTCGCGCATTTATTGAAACAACTCATACTCACATTGAACTAGCTAATAATGGTGATGATTGTTTACTAATAATGGAAAAGAGTGATTTAAGTAAAATCCAAAATTTAATTAAATATTTTGAAGAATTTGGATTTAAGCTTGTTTTGGAAAAGCCTGTTTATGAATTTGAACAGATTGAATTTTGTCAAACTAGTCCTTGCATGGCTAATGGTGTTTATCGCATGATTAGAAATGTAAAAACGTGTTTGGCAAAAGATATGGCTTGTACCAATATGGGATGGAGGTTGGATGAATTTAGACATTGGTTGTATGATGTTGGCAGTTGTGGTTTAGCCTCTGCTGCTGATGTACCAATTCTTGGAAAATTTTATTCAAAACTTAAGACTATTGGAAACCCTGGTAATTATAATGGTAAGTATAACCAGGATTTTAAATGGTATTGGGCTAGTAGTAG